TTACGCCTTCTTTATATCCTCCATAATTCCACAGTGGGACATATTTGGGACATTATCACCAAAAATGTCGTCTATTTTCCTTGCATGCTCTGTCAAATGATTAGGCGCAAGGTGAGCATACCTACGAACCATTTCTATGGACTCCCATCCGCCCATTTCCTGAAGCACTGATAATGGGACGCCTGACTGGATCAGCCAGCTTGCCCAGGTGTGTCTGAGGTCATGGAAACGGAAATCTTCAATTCCTGCACGACGACAAGCTGATAGCCATGATGTCTTGCTGTCGATGCGCATCTTCCTGACCGCAGGCGTTGATGTTCCATCTGCTCGCTTAGCCGCCTTGGTATGTACAAACACCCATTTGTGATGCTTGCCTATTTGATCACGCAACACTTTACAGGCGGTATCGTTCAGCGCCACACCAATGGCGCGGTTTGATTTGCTCTCTTCTGGATTCACCCAGGCAACTCGTCGCTGCATGTCGATTTGTTGCCATTCCAGATTTATGATGTTCGACTTTCTCAGACCAGTTGCCAGCGCAAACTTGACGACAGATTTCAGTGGTTCGGGGCACTCATCAATAAGGCGTTTTGCTTCCTCCTTTTCCAGCCATCTGACTCGCTTGTTTCTGACCGCTGGTATCTTGATGACAGGCGCTTTTTCCAGCCACTTCCAGTCGCGTTCTGCAGCACGGAGAATGGCCTTTATCATGGCAAGATGCTTTGCCTTTGTCTGAGTTGATACTGGCTTTGGTTCATAAACAGGCAGTTCTTTACCTTTCCTGATGGCGGCCTGAACTTTCTGTTTCCATATTTCTTTCGTCTTTCTGTTATGCATTCTGCTTACAGCAGAGTAAATCTTTGCCTCCGAGATATCTTTAAGCCTTATACCCTCAAAATGTTCAAGCCAGAACTCAATCCGGCTTTTATCTGAATCGAGAGATTTTTTATCAGCTTTTTCCTCAAGCCATCTTAGGCAGGCCTCTTCAAAAGTGACATCAGGTAAATCCCCTAGCTTTTCTACTCGCCAGAGTTCTGCTTTTCGCTTGTCGTGCAACTCCTGAGCTTGCCGCTTGTCCTTTGTGCCAAGAGATTCCTTAATTCGTTTCCCGCCCGGGAGCGAATACGAGGCATACCATATTTCATTTCTGCGGAAGAGTGACATTTTCTTTCCTCTGTTATGCCATCACCCGCGCTCACCTGGACAGTATGCAGCGGAGACTGAAGCGCCGCAATGCAGGCTTGCCGTGTTGTGAGGTAAGGAGATTTTGGCTTGGTTGGATCTTTACGTGTTGCCTGTAGGCGGCCTGTTCGTATCCAGTTGGTGGCGGTTGGTCTGGATATCTTAAGAAACTGACAGGCCTCATCGAGTGTGAGGCTGTATGATTCCATGGTTACCTCTGCTTTTTGAACGCATGTCACGTAACTTCTTAATGTGTTCTGCCGTTTCGATCTCTTCTGCTATCCGATCTGCATCAGCTTTATTCACAGGTTCAAAGTCATGATTAAAGCGGAACATGCTGGCGATACATGTTCTGCCTTTTCGGATGTAGTGAACTTTGTTGTGGGTAGAACGCAGGATTTTGCAGGGAGTGCCGTGGTGGTCGACGTACCAGGTGTTAGGAAAAATGATTCTGAACATTTTTACACCTCAGTTGGACGATGTTGAAATTTGCTGCTTTGAGGCCATCACAGTCCCCATTGTTTGTTCTTAAGTTCGATCTCCTCCTGGCAACTTGCACAAGTCCGACAACCCTGAACGGCCAGGCGTCTTCGTTCATCTATCGGATCGCCACACTCACAACAATGAGTGGCAGATATAGCCTGGTGGTTCAGGCGGCGCATTTTTATTGCTGTGTTGCGCTGTAATTCTTCAATTTCTGATGCTGAATCAATGATGTCTGCCATCTTTCATTAATCCCTGAATTGTTGGTTAATACGCTTGAGGGTGAATGCGAATAATAAAAAAGGAGCCTGTAGCTCCCTGATGATTTTGCTTTTCATGTTCATCGTTCCTTAAAGACGCCGTTTAACATGCCGATTGCCAGGCTTAAATGAGTCGGTGTGAATCCCATCAGCGTTACCGTTTCGCGGTGCTTCTTCAGTACGCTACGGCAAATGTCATCGACGTTTTTATCCGGAAACTGCTGTCTGGCTTTTTTGATTTCAGAATTAGCCTGACGGGCAATGCTGCGAAGGGCGTTTTCCTGCTGAGGTGTCATTGAACAAGTCCCATGTCGGCAAGCATAAGCACACAGAATATGAAGCCCGCTGCCAGAAAAATGCATTCCGTGGTTGTCATACCTGGTCTCTCTCATCTGCTTCTGCTTTCGCCACCATCATTTCCAGCTTTTGTGAAAGGGATGCGGCTAACGTATGAAATTCTTCGTCTGTTTCTACTGGTATTGGCACAAACCTGACTCCAATTTGAGCGAGGCTATGTGCCATCTCGATACTCGTTCTTAACTCAACGGGAGATGCTTTGTGCATACAGCTCCCCGTTTATTATTTATCTCCTCAGCCAGCCGCTGTGCTTTCAGGGGATTTCGGATAACAGAAAGGCCGGGAAATACCCAGCCTCGCTTCGTAACGGAGTAGACGAAAGTGATCGTGCCTACGCGGATATTATCGTGAGGATGTTTCATCGCCATTGCTCCCCAAATACAAAACCAATTTCAGCCAGTGCCTCGTCCATTTTTTCGATGAACTCCGGCACCATCTCGTCAAAACTCGCTATATACTTTTCATTCCGCTCAATCACGACATAATGCAGGCCTTCACGCTTCATACGCGGGTCATAGTTGGCAAAGTACCAGGCATCTTTTCGCGTCACCCACATGCTGTACTGCACCTGGGCCATGTAAGCCGACTTTATGGCCTCGAAACCACCGAGCCGGAATTTCATGAAATCCCGGGAGGTAAACGGGCATTTCAGCTCAAGGCCATTGCCGTCACTGCATAAACCATCGGGAGAGCAGGCGGTGCGCATACTTTCGTCGCGATAGATGATCGGGGATTCAATAACATTTACGCCGGAAGTGAACTCAAACAGGGTTCTGGCGTCGTTCTCGTACTGTTTTCCCCAGGCCAGCGCTTTAGCGTTAACTTCCGGAGCCACACCGGTGCAAACCTCAGCTAGCAGGGTGTGGAAGTAGGACATTTTCATGTCAGGCCACTTCTTTCCTGAGCGGGGCTTTGCTATCACGTTGTGAACTTCTGAAGCGGTGATGACGCCGAGCCGTAATTTGTGCCATGCATCATCCCCCTGTTCGACAGCTCTCACGTCGATCCCGGTACGCTGCAGGATAATGTCCGGTGTCATGCTGCCACCTTCTGCTCAGTGGCTTTCTGTTTCAGGAATCCAAGAGCTTTCACTGCTTCGGCCTGTGTCAGTTCTGACGATGCGCGAATGTCGCGGCGAAATATCTGGGAACAGAGCGGCAATAAGTCGTCATCCCATGTTTTATCCAGGGCGATCAGCAGAGTGTTAATCTCCTGCATGGTTTCATCGTTAACCGGAGTGATGTCGCGTTCTGGCTGACGTTCTGCAGTGTATGCAGTATTTTCGACAATGCGCTCGGCTTCATCCTTGTCATAGATACCAGCAAATCCGAAGGCCAGACGGGCACACTGAATCATGGCTTTATGCCGTAACATCCGTTTGGGATGCGACTGCCACGGCCCCGTGATTTCTCTGCCTTCGCGAGTTTTGAATGGTTCGCGGCGGCATTCATCCATCCATTCGGTAACGCAGATCGGATGATTACGGTCTTTGCGGTAAATCCGGCATGTACAGGATTCATTGTCCTGCTCAAAGTCCATGCCATCAAACTGCTGGTTTTCATTGATGATGCGGGACCAGCCATCAACGCCCACCACCGGAACAATGCCGTTCTGCTTATCAGGGAAGGCGTAAATTTCTTTCGTCCACGGATTAAGGCCGTACTGGTTGGCGACGATCAGCAATGCGATGAACTGCGCATCGCTGGCATCACCTTTAAATGCCGTCTGGCGAAGAGTGGTGATCAGTTCCTGTGGGTCGACAGAATCCATGCCGACACGTTCAGCCAGCTTCCCTGCCAGCGTTGCGAGTGCTGTACTCATCCGTTTTATACCTCTGAATCAATATCAACCTGGTGGTGAGCAATGGTTTCAACCATGTACCGGATGTGTTCTGCCATGCGCTCCTGAAACCCAACATCGTCATCAAACGCACGGGTAATGGCTTTTTTGCTGGCCCCGTGGCGTTGCAAATGATCGATGCATAGCGATTCAAACAGGTGCTGGGGCAGGCCTTTTTCCATGTCGTCTGCCAGTTCTGCCTCTTTCTCTTCACGGGCGATCTGCTGGTAGTGACGCGCCCAGCTCTGAGCCTCAAGACGATCCTGAATGTAATAAGCGTTCATGGCTGAACTCCTGAAAATGGCTGTGAAAATAGCGCCCGCGAAATGCCAGGCTGATTAGGAAAACAGGAAAGGGGGGTTAGTGATTCAGGCCGTTACCGCGTCCGTCGAGAAAAACTTCTACGAGCAAATCACGGGTATAAGTGCGCTCGATGCCGCGATGCAGATATAGCCGTCCGCGTAAATTAGCTGATGCAGTCCAGGTACCATCTTTGTGTTTGACCAGCATTCCTGGCATGACCGCACCTCGATTAACGGTCTGCGTTCCGTAATGTTGATGAACCATAAAAACTCCTGCCCGTAAGCTGGGCTGCTGAACATATAGAGACTTCTGCGCCTATTCAGGCGGTGGATGGCCGCCGGTTGTCATAACTAAGCCGCCTCGTTGAAGCGACTGAGGTATGAAGTGTTGAGTTGATTTCAGCTGGTCACACCGACGTTCACGCGTCCGCTTCACCCCTCGCACTCCCCGGAGCCTGCTGAAATTCAAGCTGCGGATCTAAGCGGTCATCGCAACGGTGAATCAGGTGATTGCCGTATCGTTGTGTTGTTGCGATGAATTCATTTAAAACTATAGTTGTTTTATCGTCAACAACAAAAGTTGTTTTGTTGGTTGTTTTAGATATAACTGGTTGTATTTAAGATGGATTTATTTTGTGACTTGCATCGCATAGCGATAACTGAAGCGAGGTCGTGGTGGTTTTTTGAACGGTGTGTGTGATGAGGAGAAGGCAAAAGAAACCCGGCATGGCAGCCGGGATGAGAATTAACGAGCCTTAGGGAGATTTGGGCGCTGCAAATTTTCTAAAACTTCAATAGCCTTAGTATTTTCAATTACTTTCTGCTGAACTTTATCAGCAAGATAATCTTTGAAACCCTTTGGAATGTATTCTTCTCTTAGCCATCTGCGAAATTCACCTAAAGCCTCTTCCGGATAAATATTGGCAGGAACTTTTCCTGCTTTACTTTGAGGAAACCAATCTGGATATTCATGTGGATATTTTTTCACATCGCCATATTTTTCACTAAGATTGTTTTTCTTCCAGTGGATTGCCCATCGTCCACCCACACTAATATCAGGTACTGTTTTTGGGCCAAGCTCAAATCCTGCATTGATAAGTGGAACTGTGATATCGACCATCTCTCTAAAAACACTGAAGAAACCTGCAGGAATTTTGTCATTAAGCAATATTCGCTCTTGAAAACATTTCCAGGCGCCACTAATTGGATTTCTCGGGTCAATACCTACACTTTTGTATATATAGTCTCGAAGTGTTTGACGTGCTAATAGGCGGTAATTTTTCCTGGCTATAGTGCTATCAACCTGTGTGGCATCGAAAGCATAATATTCAAGAATTGCCATGCATACGGCATCTGGATAGGCATGTGTATCACCAAATGCGCCTCCGCCGACAACGGAATATAATTGATCACCTTTAAAACCATTCTCTGAAAGAAGCTCCGCAATTCTCCTTCCTCTGGGTTTATTCTTTTCTATTGACCAGTTGGTGGTGAGAGGTAAAAGTGTGGTGTGATCGACCCCACATAACCTAGATAATCCACGGAGACTCAAAAATGGAGTTCCATCATTGAGAACACCCATTTGTACACCGTTTACTTCAACTTCTTTTACAGGAAATAAAGACATTTCTTGTTGGTGGGCGGACTGATGGCTCATGACATTATCTCTTTGATTTTTATTTATTTTAACTGGTGGTTGTTTGTAGGTAAGTCTATCTTGTGTTTTAGCTAACCATGCTTCCTATATGTTTGCGGCATGCTCCCAATAACTTTCCCGAAGATAAACACCCGGTTCATCTCGTCTTTCTCGATCGGGTCCCACGGTGAGTAGCTCTTGTTATCAGAGATAACCAGTAGCTTATCCTTCATCATTTGCAGGCGCTTTACATGGGCTGTGTCGTCGTACAGAAACGCATAGATACCATCACCGTCGAAAGATTTAACCGTGATATCAACGAACAGCAGATCACCTGGTTCGATCGTTCCTGACATGCTGTCACCGCGTACGTTAATGATGCGGATATTTTCTGCCTTCCTACCATCGAACATGTGACGAGCATCGTCAAACGAGTACTCAACCGAGCGTAGAACTTCTACAAACTCACGGTTGATGACTCCCGGCCCGGCACTCACTTCTATATCAAGAACGTCAATCTTAAAGTATTTGGAATGGCTGACAGTTGATGGTATTGGTTGCACTGTACTGTCTGACATATTTCCAACGCCAGAAGATAACCATTCTGCGCGCACACCCAAAGCGTTCGCGATCTCCACGATTTTAGTTGTTTGGTTAGCTTTCCCTGTTTCGATTTTCTGAATAGCAGCTTGGCTAACCCCGACCAAATCCCCAAGCGCCTTTTGTGTAAGGCCTCGCGCTAATCTGGCTTCTTTAAGTCTTTCTGAGAGTGTTGTTTTCATAGTCCAAATGTACAACCAAGGTTTTATTCTATCAAACGAAAATGGTTGTTGACTAAAAACAACCATAGTTTTAATCTTGATTCGAATTAACCACGGAGGTTGTTATGAACCCAGCTATCAAAACAGCGATCAATATCGTTGGTTCACAAAAGAAACTGGGCGCTGCCTGCGAAGTTTCACAGCAGGCCGTCTATAAGTGGCTTCACAACAAAGCAAAGGTATCCCCTGAACATGTCGGCAGCATTGTTACGGCTACTGGTGGAGTAGTGAAGGCATACCAGATTCGCCCGGATCTTCCGAAGTTGTTTCCACACACCGAAAAGAACGCAGCTTAAATTTCCATTTCACGCTCTTTAACAATAAGCAATCAACTTAACAGTCAATTCAAACTAAAGGAGTCAATTATGCAACCACTTACATACCAACAGACTAGCGGATTTAGCCCGACTGCGGTGATAAATCGTTCTCAAACAAAACAGGTGCCAGGCCACGAAAAAATCCGTGATGCCGTCCGCGCCTGGTCGGCTGCAGATAATCAGGATGTTGTTGCCGCACTCATTGTGAATGAGTATCGGGAGCAGGGCGGCGGCACCATCGATTTCCCTGATGATGTCAGCCGTGCACGCCAGAAGCTGTTCCGCTTCCTCGATAACAAATTCGATTCTGAAAAATACCGAAATAACGTGCGTGAACTGACCCCGGCAATTCTGGCGGTACTACCGCTGGAATATCGCGGTTACCTGGTTGAGCAGGATAGCTTCATGACTCGGTTGGCTGAAATGGAAAAGGAACTCAGTGAGGCAAAACAGGCTGTCATTCTCAACGCACCACGCCACCAGAAACTGAAGGAAATTAGTGAAGGTATTGTGTCGATGTTTCGTGTGGACCCGGATCTGGCTGGTCCATTGATGGCGATGGTTACCACCATGTTGGGGGCAATATGACAGGCTCAGAAATGGCGAAAGCCGGTCTGCGGGAACAGAGCCGACTTTCAGGTGCAAATCGTAACGCACTCATTGCGGAAGGAATTATGGCAAACACTGCTGAGATATTCAATTTTCCAGTGCCGGATGTGGCACAAAAGGAGCGGCGCGTGGCAGATCTCGATGATGGTTATACGCGCATTGCAAATGAGTTGCTGGAAGCTGTGATGCTGGCCGGATTAACACAGCACCAGCTTCTGGTCTTTCTGGCTGTCATGCGCAAAACATATGGCTTTAATAAAAAACTGGATTGGGTGAGCAACGAGCAACTTTCCGAATTAACCGGGATATTGCCGCACAAGTGTTCTGCTGCAAAAAGTGTTCTGGTAAAGCGTGGGATTTTTATTCAGAGCGGGCGGAATACCGGCATTAATAATGTGGTCAGTGAATGGTCAACATTACCCGAATCAGGTAAGAAAAATAAAGTTTACCTGAAAGAGGTAAATTTACCTGAATCAGGTAAAAAAAGTTTACCCAAATCAGGTAAAGGCGTTTACCCGAATCAGGTAAACACAAAAGACAAACTAACAAAAGACAATATAAAACCTTTTTCGTCCGAGAATTCTGGCGAATCCTCTGACCAACCAGAAAACGATCTTCCTGTGGTGAAACCGGATGCTGCAATTCAGAGCGGCAGCAAGTGGGGGACAGCAGAAGACCTGACCGCCGCAGAGTGGATGTTTGACATGGTGAAGACCATCGCGCCATCAGCCAGAAAACCGAATTTTGCAGGGTGGGCTAACGATATCCGCCTGATGCGTGAACGTGACGGACGTAACCACCGCGACATGTGCGTGCTGTTCCGCTGGGCATGCCAGGACAACTTCTGGTCCGGTAACGTGCTAAGTCCGGCCAAACTCCGCGACAAGTGGACCCAACTCGAAATCAACCGTAACAAGCAACAGGCTGGCGTGACAGCCGGAAAATCAAAACTCGACCTGACAAACACTGACTGGATTTATGGGGTGGATTTATGAAAAACATCGCCGCACAGATGGTTAACTTTGACCGTGAGCAGATGTGCCGGATCGCCAATAACATGCCGGAACAGTACGACGAAAAGCCGCAGGTACAGCAGATAGCGCAGATCATCAATGGTGTGTTCAGCCAGTTACTGGCAACTTTCCCGGCGAGCCTGGCTAACCGGGACCAGAACGAACTGAACGAAATCCGCCGCCAGTGGGTGCTGGCTTTCCGGGAAAACGGGATCATCACAATGGAACAGGTGAGCGCCGGAATGCGTGTCGCCCGTCGGCAGAATCGACCATTCCTGCCATCACCCGGGCAGTTTGTTGCCTGGTGTCGGGAAGAAGCATCCGTTACCGCCGGGCTGCCAAACGCCAGCGAGCTGGTTGATATGGTTTACGAGTATTGCCGGAAGCGTGGCCTTTATCCGGATGCAGAGTCTTATCCGTGGAAATCAAACGCGCACTACTGGCTGGTTACCAACCTGTATCAGAACATGCGGGCCAATGCGCTTACTGATGCGGAATTACGGCGCAAGGCTGCCGATGAACTGACCTGTATGACAGCGCGAATTAACCGTGGTGAGGCAATACCTGAACCAGTAAAACAACTTCCTGTCATGGGCGGTAGACCTCTAAATCGTGCACAGGCTCTGGCGAAGATCGCAGAAATCAAAGCTAAGTTCGGGCTGAAAGGAGCGATGAAATAGAGCTAAAGTATTAGCTTAAAAATAAAGTATACCTAGCGAATATAATCTAGGACTAGTTGTAACGCCCGAAACGATTGATTGCGTGAGTAACAAAATTTTTCTTCCATTGTTGTGAAATCATTTAGCCATAAAGTTTATGCAGAGATTTTATTTTATTTTTTAGTTGATTTTTTTGTAACGTTCTGTATATTTCGCGCCTCTTGTCATACCAGTTATTTTTTTCATTATATTCATAACGTTGATTGAACTATGACCACTGTGAATAAAAAGTTAAAAAAAACTGCATCTGGCGCGATTACATGGTCGGTAATTGTTACCCAGATATTATCTCCAGTTTCTCTTTCTTTGATCCCAGCAAACAGTTTTGCATCATCTGGTAATAAAGATGTTACGCAAACTTATGCCAGCGATGAGCATGCAAATAAAGTGGCCTCATTTGCAGCAAGTGCAGGTCAGAGCCTGGCGAATAATAATGCAAGTAGTTTTGCTGTAAATACTTTATCAACTCAGGCGACAAAAGAGGTCGTCGACTGGTTGCAACAATATGGCAATGCGCGCATCAAGCTTAATGTCGATGATTCTTTTTCCTTGAAGGATTCATCATTCGACTTTTTATATCCATGGCTGGATACTCAGGATTATGTGCTATTCAGTCAGACATCACTACATCGTACTGATGACCGAAATCAGACCAATATTGGTTTGGGGATTCGTCATTTCACTCCTGATAACGCAATGTTGGGTGCGAATGTTTTCTATGATTACGATTTAAGTCGCAGTCACTCTCGTGCAGGTTTTGGGGTTGAGTACTGGAGAGATTATTTCAGGCTTGGTGTAAATACCTATTTTGGTTTGTCTGACTGGAAGAACAGTCGGGATATTGATGATTATCTGGAAAGACCCGCAAATGGCTGGGATTTTTCTGCTGAAGGATGGCTACCTGCTTATCCTCAATTAGGGGCATCCATTCAGTTTGAAAAATATTATGGTAAAAATGTCGGGTTATTTGGAAGCGATAATCTGCAGGAAAACCCTTACGCAGTTACTGGGGGAATTTCTTATACACCAGTTCCTCTGATTAAGTTTTCTGCACAGCATAAGCAAGGACAGAGCAACGTTCACGATACAACCTTTGGTGTTGAGTTTAATTATCGCCCGGGCGTTTCCCTTGCTGAACAGCTTAGCAGTGACAATGTTGCTGTTATGCGAGAAGTCCAGAACCGGCGTTATGATTTTGTTGAACGAAATAACAACATTGTTCTGGAGTACAAGAAGAAGCATGCACTGAAAATCAGTTTGCCAGAGTCTGTTCAGGGGGAGGGGGAATCAATCATCCCTGTAACACTGACAATCAACAATGCTAGTGGTGGTATCAAGTCTGTACAGTGGAATGATAGTGCATTCACTGCGGCTGGCGGCAAGATCAGTGGAAATGGCACATCATGGCAGATCACTTTACCGGCTTATAAAAGCGAAGGTGTAAATTCGTGGAATGTTGGAGCCACAGTCCAGGATAACAGAGGCAATGTTTCCAACTATGCCGTTATGAATATCAGCGTTAATAATAGTGGTGTCTCGACAGCGGATTCATCTTTTACGCTGGATGGGGATTCGTCTCCGACGATCTCTGCTGATGGTCAATCCACTTATCCAATAGTATTAAGCCTGAAAGACAGTAACGGTAAGGCATTAACCGGACTGGCTGATGACATTGAAATGTCTGTGGAATTTACTGCGGATAGCAATAGTGCTCGACAGCGTGAAACGGTAACTGCTCCGTCATTAGGCGCGGTAGAG